CTCCTGCGCAGCCACCGCCTTACCATCAGCCTGCGCTGCAACCTCACCAGCCGCCGCAGCCTGCCTCGACACCACACCAATCTTTGATGCGGCTTCCCGACGCTCCGCCGCGATCTGCGCAAAAATCTTATCCCGCGAAGACCGAAGCGCCGCAGCATCAGCAATCGGCTGACCTCCAACATGGACACGCCACCGATTCACCGATCCCCGCTCCGACGCAATGTCAATCGTCGTCACAGGAAGATCAGGAAGCCGCTTTCCCCATAGCATCACATCGACGAGATCATCTTCGTGAAAGTCCACACCTGGCTCATAAATACCTAGACCATCAGTAGTGATGTCTTTTTCGAAAAACAGGTTGCCCTCGATGCGCTTCTCGGCAGCATCGAGCACCTGTTCTGTATCCGAATTGGACAAAGAATAATCAATCTCACCGGATTTTTTCACGACCATCGTCTGCGATGAATCAGCGCGGACACCACGTAGGTCAAAACGCCCCTTCGGCAGGTCCTCCGGCTTGTAGAGAAAACCCTCTGCCATGCGAGTATCCGGCTGGGATTTTAATGAAACATCACTCGGCAACGTCACATCCCAACGCCCCCACACAAAGGAGCCAACCTGACGGCCCACAGTGATCTCACCACCATCAGCACGCAAAATAACATCACTCATTGCTGCAACACCTCCACTACTACAGTCGGCTTAGAAAGACGCAGCCCCTCAGGCTGCGGATCCTCCGGCAACCACATAAAACACCTAACCACACAACCGGCCATCGCCGCGGGGGCAGAAATCTCCTCCCAGATACTGCGATCCTCCGGCCTGATAATCAGCTCAGGCGACGGCTTCCCCGTGCTGGTATCGGCCACCTGAATCGGACGATCCGATACCCCGAAAGCCTTATACGTTGCATGTAAAGACTCCTTGATCAGCTTCCTGATCGTCACATCCGCAGGGCCTTGCACACTGAAACCATCAGCAACCGCAGCCATCTTCAACTTCGCTAAATACCGAGGCTTCGAAAACTGAGAGCCGAAATCACCCACAGCACGAGTAAAAGACCCACCAACCTGGCCAGGAATCGACCAACACGGCATAAACCCCAGCTCAGTCAACATATCTGTCCCATGCACCTGCAAAACCCGCGGCGCAATAGGATCACTAGACGACGCGACCACAAACATCACGCGAAAGACTTTCCGCAGACCGTTACGCTCCACAGCAATAAACCGCGTCGCCGCATTCGCAGGCACAAGACGACCCTCCGCATCCACCTTCCCAAGCCCATCAGCCACAAGATCGTCCACACACATGTGCACAACCCCCTGCGGTGATGTGATCTCAAAATCGCCTTGAAAAGACTCAGGGTTCATCCGCGTAGTCGGCGCATGAATCCTGATATATGGTGGCATGTCACAAATCGGAACCCCATCCTCCGACAGCAGCCCGACCCATTCGCCACGATCCTCAATTACCTGACGGCGATGCTTAGCGTGTGCGACCCAATCAAATCCCATTAGAAATCACCTCCACATGCTCAAAAACCCGACCTGCCACAAAAGCTCCGCCCCATCAGGGACAGAAAAAACCCGAGACGCGCCGGGTGGTATGTTCTCGGGTAATGCTTGTCCTCGGACCTTGATCCATGTCTCACGATCCAATTCCCCTTGGTCGTCGACGACTGCGAGGCACTGGGCGATCCCGAGGAGAAGGTTTCGGGGCTGGGACACGGCAGGGAGGGTGAAGGTCGCTCCGGATGGTAGTTTTATCTTCCCTCCGGCCCCCTTCCACCTGATTTTTGGGGATACTGGAACATCGCCGTTATTTGTCACTGTGACGTTATTATTTCCGTGCAGCCAATTCGACCACCACGCCCCATCATCAATCACCACCGAGGCCTCAACGTCCAAAGATGAGACCTCGGCGGGATCACATGCGGGGGATCCGATCTCTGCTGCGAGTCTCACCGCCCCGAACCGAGGCCCCCGCAGCTTCGAAGAAACTTTCAAAACCGCAGGGACATGCGTCGACAGACTCCCCATAAATTCATCGAAGATCTTGGTGCAATCCCCTGACATGTCATAGATAGTCAGAGACAGGGTCCCCTCAAGGGGGCCATGCTCAGCACCAAAAAAGCGCTGCCCCACAGCCCCCACAGCCTGCGACACCAACGGCGACGGAGTCCCCACCAAACCGCTGATACCACCCTCGCGGAGAAACACCCCGCGATCCTTTTTCTCAGTCAGATTCCACTCGACCCCAGAAGGGGTGAGAAGCGTGATCTTCTTAACCTCCGGCTCCGGAAGATTAACCTTCAACAAAATACTCACCCCTTCACTAAACGGTCACGCCCTGACGGGCGCGTGAATAATCCTGAGCCGACATACCATCGCGCCGCACATTGAACTCCACATCAGACAAGCGACGATCCATCTCATCAACGAATTTCGACAGGCGAGAATCCGCAGGTTCACCACGCAAATCAATGTTGAATACGCGTTTACCAGCACCATCACCGCCACCGAGAATCTGGTTCGTGCGCCGCGCCTCAGACACCAAAGCGTCACGAGCGCGAGCAGCCTCCGCCGCCGCCCCCACTAGTGCGGAACGCTGACGAGAACCTTCCTCAGCCTCCACACGCTGGCGGTTAATATCAGCGACATTAAGCTCGGCGTTGAGAGCCTGCTTCCCGATCGCATGCCGAGCATCCAACGCCGCTCGCTCCGCAGCGAGACGCGCCGAATCCATCGTGTGCTGTGCCGTCATACGCTGCATCTCAGCCTGATGACGACGCTCCGCAGCCTCTTGGAAGTGCTTTTGGTAGTCCATCATCGACCCCATGGTCGCACCAGTAAACGCACTGCCAAGCTGATTACCAGCCTCAACCCACTGCGAATTACCCGTGGCAACAGTGCCACCGATGCCTACCACACCACCGAGCACGCCACCTGCGATACCAAGGCCTAGACCAGCGCGAGCCCCAGTTGTGGAGTTCCTCCACGCTTCCTTGAAATCACCGTGATTTGCTTTCGCTGCTCCGATACCACCGACGATATCTTTAATGCCGCCTATGGCACCTGCGCCAGCAGTGACAGCCCCGAGGATATTCCCCGTCGCAAGCGATGCAGCACCAGTGAAAAGCCCACCTATAAATTTGGCGATACCACCAAAAATTCCACCAATACCACCGAGGAATCCCTGCGCCCCACGGGCCTGATTCGAGGTCATGCCGTAGAGACGCTGGGTTTCATCCTGCAGCCGCAGCGTCATCAGACGCAGCGTGTCCGCAGCCTGAGCTTGCGCCATCGTCGCCTCAGCCACCTGCAGCCGTGCTACATCAGCAGCATATTCGGCATCGAGGTTATCGAGATTCGCCTTAGCGCGAGCTGCCTGCAAAGCCCACTCCGCTGCCTCCACCTCACGGGTATTAGCGATGAACGTCGCGCCGAGCGCCTCCATCGACTGCGCACCCGTGATACGGAATCGGTCGACAGCCCGGCCAAGGCCACCAACCCCAGTCGTAGTCAGCGTCAGATACCCGCGCTGCGCCTTCGCAAGATCATCCTCAGCCTTCGCCACAGCAATAAGCCCCTGCATACGCACGCGACTCATATCCCATTCTGCGACGCGCAGCTCATTCGCTGCCTTCACCCCAGAGATACGCAGCATGACCTGCTGCTGCTGTAGCTTACTAATCTCTTCGCGGGTCTTTTCGATCTGCTCCGCGAAGCGTTCAATCTCACCGAAAAAAGCCGAGACCTGCTTAAACGACTCCGCAATGCCGTTAAGGAACTTGGTTGCTACCTCGCCTGTGGCGGTGATTCGAGCCGCCACCACAGTACGCTCAGCAGCCTCCAATTGCAGCGCTGCATTAGCTGACTTCTCACGGATCTCATTGAGCTTCTTGAGCGCGTCAGCTTCCTTCGTAGAGTCACCAGACTTCTTAGCTTCTGCGTATTCACGCTCCGTATCAGTAATCGCAGTGGCCTGCTCAGCGAGCTGCTTGCGGGTATCGGCAAGGCCCTTTTCGGCATCCCACACCAAATCGGTATTGGACAGGAAGCCGCCAAGAGCCTGCCCGAGAGGCTTCACAGCATTAGCTGCGATGGTCTTCCACGCTGGGATAAGCTGCAACAGTGCCGTGCCGATCTTGTCCAGACCACTGAACTCGGGCTTTGCCAGAACTCGCTCCGGAGTACCCGAAAGGTTCACCGCTACACCGCCGTGTGGGATCCAGCCGCCAGCATCGTAGAGTCCGAGAGACTTCTTCGAAGCCTCCCACAGCTGCTGCGCGGCACCCCACGACACCTGAGTACCGTTGCCCATCCTTGCACCATCCACCGAGGTAGACACTGCTTCCAACATGCTAGAACCGGAATTGTCAGCCAACGGCCTATGATAGATTTCCGTGTACTGAGAATGACGTGCCCCAGCAGCACCGCCGCCGATCTGCCCGTTACCACGAGCACCACCCATCTCCACATTGACCACGGAGCCATCAGCACCAAAAATACTGCCCGAGGTGTGCCCACCACCGGGGCCACCATTCAACACCCCAATCTCATAGGCATTTTTGCCACTAGACCGGCCGCGCTTGAATCCCACCGAGATAAGCTGCGGACCCTCATTCACCGTAGAAAACAGTCGTGATGTTGTCGCAGGACGACCCGCCGAGAACAGGGCACCTTGGCTCTGTGCACCGGAGCAATCACCCCAGTTCGTGCCACCCCAGTCATAGCGTGCCCCCTCAAGCGAACGCGCTGCTTTCTGGCCATTCACTAACTCGCCACGGAAGAAACGCAGCAGGTCAGAAGCGCCAACCTGCCCGCCGTCTTTATACCGCGGCAGACCGAGGTCACCCTGCCTGCCATCAACACGACCAGCATTGATAGCAAGCAGAAGCCCAAGGTTCTTCGCGGTAGCCTCGCGGTTCACCACGAATTCGCCGGGCTCGACCTTAGCGACAGGGATGCCACTGGCAGTCACACCAAGGATCGGATCGCGGACACTGTCGGGGATACCCGGCACACGCGGCAGAACACCACCGTCTTTGAATCCCCGTATTTGCCCACCGCCGCTGTGGCCGTTGATGCGACCCGAGGCAGAAGCCGTAGTACCAGTGAAGAACTCAGAGATTTCGCTCTTCTTAGTGCTGAACCACGATCGAACTGCCTCCCATTTTTCTTTCAGACCATTCCACAGACCATCGATAATGTTGCGACCAGTGTTTTTGAGCCATTCACCAGCATTAGCAAAGGTCTCTTTGATCTTGCCAGGCATCTCTTTGACGGTGGCAATGACGCGGTCTTTCATCTCCACGGCTTTAGCGACTGTGTTCGTTACCCAGCTGGCGGCGGTTGCAGCGACTCGGGTTGCCATGTCTGTGAAGAAGCCCTTGATGGCCTCGATAAACTCGCCGGTCTTCGCCTTGAGTGTCTCCCACGCCTCGGAAGTGCGCTGCTTGGTCCCCTCGAGCCACTCGGAGAAGATCGTTTTAATCCACTCCATGCCCTCGGAGAAGTGCCCCTTGATGGTCTCCCAGCCGGCGCGCAGAGTCTCAGGAATCTGAGACCAGTTTCCCGTGACCAGGTCAACAATCACCAGCCATGCGGTAGCAAAAATATCTTTGATGATCTTCCAACCTGTGGAGAACATCGTCTTGATAATCTCCCAGCCGGCGGTGAAATTAGCTTTTAGCTGCTCCCACCACGTTGTGATTATCACGACAAGACCGTCGAGCATTTCTTTGAAACCGGCCGCGAGATCGCTTCCCATGAGCTTGTCGAAGAGCTCTTTAGCTCCCTCAACAATCTTCGAGAAGGCTTCCTTGATCCACTCCGCGCCTGCTTTCACCGCATCGACGAAACCGGACCAGATTTTTTGCCCGATCTCGGTCTTCGTGAAAAACGCCCACATGATGCCGATCGCAGCACTCACCCCGAGGACGACCGCGCCAACGGGGCCGAGTGATGCGAGCCAAGCAGCGGCGATCTTCGCGGCGGACACGGTAGCCTTCACAGAGGTCTTGATCCACGCGGAGCCAACTTTATGCAAGGCTTTTACATTCGCAATGGAACCGGCAATAGCCTCTTTTTTCGTTGTCAGCCACGCGGCAGTGTGTTTAGCAGCCCCGATGATAGCTTTCCTACCCGAGGCCACCCACTGCACGCCAAGACCAATAATCAGTGGCACCACGATAGGTGATACTGCCGTTGCAAAAGCGATCAGCTTGCCTTTATTGTCTTCGACCCAATGCGCCGCGTCTTGCAGTTTAGCTTTGAATGATTCGAATGCGGGACCGATGTTCTCCACTCCGTGGATCATTAGCTCGATCCCGCCCTTAGTGAAATCAGTGATCGCGGTCATCGCAGGCTCCAAAAACTCTTTCATCTGGTCTTTGAAGCGACCCCACTTTTGCCCAGTGGTCTCCAGCTCACCAGCAAGACCATTGATCGTATCGGTTGTGACACCGATATTGTTTTGGAGGTCGTCGACTGATAAAGCGCCAGTTTTGACAGCTTCTACGAACTTTCCTGCACCTTTTGTGCCAAAAAGCTTCGCAGACATGTCAATAGCGGCCGCATCATCGCCCTTCGCAATGAACTCTTCGACCGCACGAGCAGTGTTGAAAAGCTCAGTCTGAGGGTCTTTGCCGGCCTTCGCGAAAGACACCATAGCTTTCGACAAGGATCCGACCGTAGCGTCCGCATCAAGACCAGCCTTATCGAGCTTACCGATAAGAGCCGCGGATTCTCCCATATCGAATCCGAATTGCTGTAACTGGGGGCCACCTTTTGCGGCACTGGTAGCAAGGTCATCGATTGAGACACCGGTTGCTTGCGAGACGCGGAAGAGCTCATTCATTGCCTCTGGCATTTCCTCAGCTTGTAGCCCGAATGCGTTTAGCGCTGTTGATACGGCGGTGACATCAGCGTCGAATCCTAGGTGCTTGAGGTTTTGAAATTGACGTGTGAGCTCTTCAAGGGGCTTTCCTGTCACACCAAGGCGGGTGTTCAGGTGAGCGAGCGTCGTACCAATCTCGGCGAGTCCCCCCTCTGCAGACACGGTGCCAGACACGTTCCGCAGGGACTGCTTGAGGTCCTCGAAAGCCTCACCGCTAGCGCCCGTACCTGCGCGAATCGTATTAAACGTGGTTTCGAACTCGCGTCCCGCGTCGATGATCGTTGTCTTGATCGCGGCGAATCCAGCGAACCCAGCAACCGCCCCCACAGCAAGCGCAGGCATAGACTTGAGTTTGCCCATCACACTTGAAAGAGCCTCGTTGCCTTTGCCACGGAATTTCTGCATGCCATGAGTCATCTTCCCCGTTGACTCCGTTGCAGACTCCTGTGCTTTCTCCAGCTGCTTTGTGCGAGCGGTGATGTTTTCGGTTGCCTCAGCAACCTTAGTTTGCGCCTTAGCCAAGATCTTCTCAGAGTCCGCGACCTTATCCGTCGCCGCGTTCAGCTTGGCACGAGCGGCACTAAGTTTCGTATCCTTTGCAGCCACCTGCGCTGCAGCAGCATCACGAGCTGCCTGCACACGCTTCTCCCCGGCCTCAAGCTCAGCAGCAGATGCCTTGCCCGAATCGCGGAGCTTTTGGAGCGCGACCTCCTCCTTCTGGATACTGGCCGCGCCCTTGGTGCGTGCTGCTTCGAGCTCAAGCTCAGCAGTTTTAACTGCCTTCGTCTTGGTCTCGACATCCTCTTTGGCTTTAGCCACCGCCTTTTCTGCATCGACTGCAGCCTTGGAGGCTTTTTCGTGGAAAGCCTGCGCCGCTTTCAGGGACTTATTCGCTTGCTCAATCCCACCGCCGATCCCCTTTTTCAGGTTTTCACCGGCTTCCTTCGACAGCTTCGCCAGTGGGGCGTTGAGTTCCGTCTCAAACTGGCGCTTCAGCCCGCGAAGCGATGGGGTGATCGGTAATGAAGCGTGCCCGATTGCGGACATGGCAACCTCCTTTAGTTAATCCCGAGCCGCTTCTTACGTGCGCGCTCAGCAGCCAAAACGGCCTTCTTTTTCGCCTCGAACTCCGCCTGCTTACGTGCTTCCTCGCGCCGATTCCACATCGGATGGACCTCCCCAACCAACGCAAGATAGAAGATCATGAGGACATAGTCAGTGGTGCTAAACCGATCGGAATCGCTTATCTCAGCCCAGAACCGTGATGAATTCCGGTCCAATCCATCGACCAACAGCAATAGCCTCCGCGTCGACATATGAGAAGGGCCGCCACCTTCGCGGTAGCGGTCCCTGTAATCCCATCCACGGTCAGCAAAATCCAACTCGACTAGGTCCTCATGCTCACGAATCAGCGGGAGGAGGCCTAATCTTCCCCCAAGCCAGTAGCATCAGACCAAGCGCTCATGATGGTGCCACCGAACTCGGAAGAGCGTGCACCGGCGTTACGAAGCTTCTGCATCTGAGCAGGCCCCAACATGATCGCAAAGGCCTTCATGTACTTGTCATCCTCGAATGCGAGACCGGCATCCATCGGTGCGTCATCGATAGATGCCGGGGCGGTCAGTTCAACGTCCTTGCCGCGAATGTTGACAGTGAAGGTAACGGTTTCGATTTCCTTGACTTCATTCTTGGCTGGGCTGATTTTTTCGGTAGTCATGGCAGACCTCCTATTGAGATATGTGTGAAAAGTTTTTTGGCGGATCTATGGATATAACCCCGCGCCGATTCGCCAGAAACGCGGGGCTGTGGGAAGCAGGGGTTACTTCACAGTGATGTCGGTGGAATCGCCACCAGACAGGGACGTACCAGTGCCGGTCAACTTCCCCTTCACACCGGTGATGGTGTAGGGGCCACCAGCAGAACCAGTTACCTTCGCGGTGCTGACGTTCGAGAGCTTGTTCAACGCGGAGGCGACAGTCGTGCCAATCGCATTGTGCCCAATAGGACCAGTCGTCTGATCATCAACGGTCAGAGTCCATGTGCCGCCGGATACGGATTCTGGGAGGGTTACAGTCTTAGACTGAGCCTCATCTGTAGCATCCTCGTCTGCTTCCTCGAGGGACTTGACGAAGCGGATCGGCTTCATATCACCAGCAGCAGTCTTAGGCTCATCTATAGTGATCTCATCGAAAGCGTCCTTGAGCTTGCCGGTCTGGAAATCGAACTCAATATCCTTCCCCTCAGGGTCCTCCCCAAAGGACAGGTTCGAAATCGTCGCGATCGCCTTATGACGGGTGACGGTGATCTTTTGCTTGCCGTTCTGAGTGGTGCCGATCATCGCAACGTGGCAAAGGGCGACCTTGCCGGAGTGACGGCGGACAACACCGTTATCTTCGCCTTCCTCCGGAACGACAGTGTCCGGCCATGCGATCTTGTCCACAGTCTTATTGCGCTCGAGCACCGAGGCCTTGCCGGTGAGCTCGCCGGGCTTCGTGGAAACAGCGATCACGCCGAAGCCCCAGCCCTTGGTCTTGTTCTTGTCGATAGCACGGGTCAGCTCGACTTTGGAACCATCAGCAAGAATGCCGACAGTCTCCCAGTCCTTACCAAACTCGCCCTCTAGCGAGATCTTCGGATCATCGGCGAACGAGACCAGAACTTGACCATCCACATATGGCTGGACATTCTCTGGGTCACGGAGAGTAACTTTGCTCATGAAAACACCTTTCGGTTAAGCCCGACTGAATACGTCACCGACGCAACCCAACCCCCGACACGGGAGTCCTTCGTCACAATCAGCCCAGTCGAGGCACGTATAGAAAAAGCCCATGGGGCTTGTCCCATGGGCTGTAGGAGATGGCCATCTATTAAGGCCATTAATCGGCGAGCCGTCGGCCCATCCGGTGCGTGAACAGTGACTCTTATCGATTCGCGTGTCCACGATTTGCGAGAGAGCGGAGTGCCATCAGACGTCACAGTGACGAAAGCGCCTTGGCGTGGAGTCCACCCCTTCGGCAGCACTGCGACGATCCTCTCTGGCTTGTCGGTGAATTTCCGTAGACGACGAAGCATCAGTCCCGTCGCGTCCTGTTGAACCCACCCCATCAGCTATCCTCGAGCTCATAGCGACGAATATCGAGGCCGTTCTCAGCCGCTGCCTTCGTTAAAACCCCGTGTTTAGCCTGCATCACCAGCCCACCAGAGTGTGCGATCGTCACCATCCCACGAGGTCTACCTGTGCGGTCGCGATCAACCTTCGTAACTACCTCTACATCGTCTGGGACATCCACAGACGCAGCCACAGCTTTTGTCGCAGCTGCTAATTCATCGCTGTAATTCTCAGCGAGGAAATCCATCAGCGCAGCATGATTAAAAGTCACAGTAGCTTTAGCCATCAGGCCTCCTTCCGCTCGCAAATAATCTGAACCCGCGGCCGATGAGACCGCAGCACAGGGCGACGGCCTACACCCCAATCCCACGGGCGATAAATCACCGAATAGGGTTCGCCGCGGATTACCACCTCATCCCCCACATTGATCGTGGGAGAATTCATGGTTAAAAGCTGCAAGCGCTTGCTATTCCCATCAGCGATCCCAGACTCAGGGGCATCAACCATCCCATCCCCAATGGGGGCGACATCAGCGAAAAACTCCCCCGCCGACACCGCCTCCACGAGATTCCCATCAGGGTCATAATCAGAGGACGCATTAATCAGAATCTTCTCCATCAGCAGCCTCCAAAAACCTCAGGCCAACGCAACGGATCAGGGAAACACCCACGGGGGCCACCCGTAAGCCCCAGCCGCTCACGCTGAACATCAGTCAGTAACACGCCAGCCCATGACACCGAACCGACATCAGCCCATGTCACAGAGTCTGACTGTGGCCCAGTCGTCGACGTAGCCGACCGCTGACCAACATTCCCACCAACGATCGCCGCCGCTGCCACCATCTCGATCACAACGAATCTTGCGGTAGGGCCAAGCCACGCCGAGCCCTGCCCCTCAGCATCAAAGTCGCGACCCGCTCGGAGAAATTCCAAGCGAATCAACTCCTCTGCATCCGAGAGCAGAACCTCAGCACGCTGGCGATCAACTCCCACCAGTGGGATCGGAAGACGGCGCGCCACGTCCTCAACATCGATTTTGAGCATGCACGCCCCCTCTCATCACTCGACTGCGTTCACCGCAGCGATGATCTCCTGCTTCTTCATACCTTTGGTGTCGATCCCAAAGGAATTCGCATATGCACGCCAAGAGTCTGTAGTAGCGGTATGCTTCGGGCGCTCAGATGAAACCTTCTCAGAGGGTTCACCCGATACAACAGCATCGGATACCGCTTCGGCAGGCTCAGCGTCCGTTTCTTGCACCGGCTCGCCGTCACCATCAATGACAACAGCAGCGCCAATGCGGACGAGCCTTTCAGCCCATGGGGAGTCATCTTCAACGACATCGTTTTCTACGAAGTGCTCCCAATCTTCCCCGTCCCATCGGCGCGCCCATGCAACCAACTTGATTTTCACTAGGCCTCCTTAGACACCAGTAATCCAAGCGGCAGCCTTGGGATTGTGAACCGCAAGAATGCGCTTCTGAGAAAGCTTGTAACCCACCTTGTCACGACGAGGATCGTCATATGGACCAGTCATCTCAAGACGCTTTGTATGGGAGACAAGACCAGGCTTGTTGTTCTCATCGAGGACGAGAATCTTATCCTTGTACCAGAACTTCGGAATGATGATCTGCAATCCATTGAAACCGCGAGCGGTCACACCCTTGTAACCAGCAAATGCAGGATTGCTCTGATCGAGGTTGCCCTCATAAGCGGATCGGAGCTCTTCGGTCTTGACGAAAGCGCTGGCCTTTGACCGTGGAACGATCATGGTCGTGGGGTCAAAACCGTAAGTCGCTTCTTTCTTCATCTCAGATGGGATTTCCGCATCAGCGATCTTATCGATTGCTTTATCGACATCCCCGAAGACATCAGCAGACTTCGTCTTCCATGTAGCAGCTGCTGCAACAGTACCGATGCCACCCTTGTCGAGCACTGACTTCAAGCGCTCGTAATTCGAGTACGCTGCAGCGTTACGGAATTGCGTCAGAGCGCGGTTGACCTGATCAACCTTGTTCTCATCTCGCATCTCGTAGGAGAAATCAAGCCAACGGCCTTCCTTCTCCGCTGCTGCCATAATCTTCTCACCTGTAACAGTGATAGTCGCAGGATATTCAGCAAATTCCGCAATGGTCTCAAGACCATCCAACGCGAATGGGGCAACATCCTTCTCATATCCCACAGAACCGTTGTTAGGCCCCACGTCTTCGAAGATTGCCGAGGTCAGATCCCAATCTGTGAGGAATTCGAGGATTGGTTTAATGAAGATCTCTGGGGCTCCCATGAGCTCAGAGACTGTGTACTGCACGCCATCATGGATGGAGTGAGTGGTAATAGGAGTATTCATACCTTTTGCCTTTCTTAAGCCAAGCGCACCAAAGCGCGGTTTTCGGAAGGCGCAGGGTCCGTGACGATGCCAACGACATCTCCTGAGGAATGCGCCTTAGCTGCACCATTTTCATCAGCTCCGACCTTGTCGCCGAAGTTCAGCTGTGAAGTGGTAGTCAGATAGACCTCCATGCCGGAGTACGCGACAGCTACATGCTCTGGCTTTTGAGCTACCAGTTCGTTTTCTTTAGCCTTTACTTGTGGGCTGCCATCGGTGATGGCTACGCCGATAACCTTTTCGGCATCAGCAGTCGCAGGCTCAACACCGCCGGTGCCTGCGACGACGATTTGGCCTCCCTTAACAGCTTTTACCGCTTTGAATGTACGGGGGCCGCGCTCTGTGATGATACGAATCGCGCTCATTTTAAAACTCCTTAGTTGTTGAGGTTGAGGGAACGTCGGATCTCAGCTATGCGATCCTCATCCATCTGGGCTTCTTCTGAACCGCTGTCATCCTTGCCGAAACCGATCTCATGAGTGGGGATCGTGTCCTTAGGATTTGAGCCGTAGAGGTCTCGTGCAAGTGATGCATCACGTCGCATCGCCGAGATCGCTTTATTTCGAAGTGCTGCAGAGATTCGGCCATCTCGAATCCACGAGTCGACCTCTTCGACTAGCTTCGAATCCTTGTCTAGTTGTAGGGCTTTCCACCCGAATTGAGCAGCAGCTTTCAGCTCTGCGTATGTCTCACGATCCAAGCGGATCGAATCATCTGCTGGCTCAGCGACAGGATCGGAAGCGGCTGGAGTTTCCTCCGCAGCGGACTTGACCGAAACACGCGCGGTTAAATCAACTGGTTCCCCATCACCAGAAACGACGGTCACAACAAAATCAGAAGAGGCTCCAGGCTCTGCATTTGGAGCAGTAACGGACAACACACCAGTAACGTTGTCGACCTCAGCTGACCACCCTTCTTCTACCTCACCAAGGGCAAAAGAAAGACCCTGTGGAACATCTCCAACAGGGTTAATCTGTGCGGTGCCGGTAGGCACGACTTGGGTTTCGTCTGGATACGAAAGTTCTATTTCTGTTCGTACCTGCACTGTCTCATTAAAAAAGCCGGAGAGTGCTGCTTTCACATCCTCCGGCGACTTGCCAAATTCTTTAGCAAGCTGATCCAAGATATTCATCCCAGCTCCATCCATAGTTTTTTCACTGCTATTTTTCTTCACCGCTGGTGGCGGTGCCGCTGAGCGGTTCGCAAACTTAAACCGGCGGCGAGCATACTTCGCATCCGGAGCTGTTGCTTTAGCTGCAGGCTTTGCCGAAATAATCTCATCAGCAAGGCCCGCCTCCACAGCTTCTTGAGCCGTGTACCACGTCTCAGAAGACATCGCGGCAAGCCAGTCGTCTACTGTTCCGCCGGCTTTACCCGCATAAATATTCGCGAGTTTCACATCTTGACGCTCCAAATCTGAAAGCGTCTTATTCGCCTCATCGACATTTCCCTCGAAGTAAGTCCAAGCACGGTGAATCATCATCTCCGATGAATCACGCATGAGAACACGATCAGCGCCGCCAACAGCAATAAACGAAGCTGCCGAAGCGGCCAACGACTCGATGATTACGGTCACGGTGCCGCGATCATAATTTTTCAGCGCATTCATGATGTCAATGCCTGCATAGACATCTCCGCCACCTGAGCTGATTCGAACGTTGACGTCTCCTGTCATATCTGCAAGCTGCGTCATCACACTCTTAGCGGTGATAGAGTTCTCCGGCTCCCAGAAGTCTTCACCAATGGGTCCATACATGAGAATTTCGTTCATCGTTCACCTCTTCTTTCGAGTAGATCAAATAAAACGGCATTGTTTTTCAACGCCTGCTCATAGCGGGAATTCATATTCCCCTGCTCGGTACTTTCGACCAACTTCACACCCATTTGCTCTTCCAACCGCTGCCTGTCTTTCTTCGACTGCAAAGCATCAGAAAGCTGCTGCTTTGGAGGAAGCGTGAATCTACGGCGAAGATCCTCTTCCAGATCCTTATCCGCCATGATCAGTCCAGCGTTCTTCAGCTGAGCAAGATCACCAGGACTGACTTCCTTCTTCGACGCAATCGGATCGAGTGTGATTCGAGGTATCAGCCCTGAGTACTCGGGGAAAGCCACACGAACGAGGTCCTCCACGATATGTTGAGTTGCCACATCAGCGATCCACTCGGCGGTTGTTTGCAGAGACTGGATAAAAAGATCGCTCTGGGTTTCCGCGAGAGCATAAGATCCGCCTTTACCTTCCAAATTTAGAAAGTGAGCAAGAACGCTCTTTGCGATCATCGAATCGTGATACAAAATCGCCTCACGCGGTGACATCAACTGACCGGAAACACCAACCAGAGTCAGCTTCGCCTTCGCAGGGATCGTTGCAGCTGAATGCTTACCAGATCGAAGCCCCTCAACCACTCGTTGGCCATTCCTCAGATCCCCCTCTGGATCTTTAGCAATCTCCGATCCCTCATAAACTGGGATACCCATGCTATTTCGCTCAATAGCATTGAACTCCATCCTGAGCAGATCATCACGCAGCTGCCAATGCTTATAGGCTGCGCGCAAAACCGATGAACCAGTCCACTCAGAGCCAATATCATCGAAAGCATAAGCGACTAGACGTTCAACTGGGATCTCTACAAAGCCATGACCAAACTCAACATTGCGTTGCTCAACAGATTCCAATCCCCCATCTGCTGCAACGTTCACCTTCTGGATAGTCGCAGGCCACCTAGGGGCAAGTTTGACCAGATGATGTCGACCGTCAGACCGTGGGGCATACACCTGCTCGAAAAACATGCACCCAAACTGGAGCGATCTCAGCGCATCTTCAAGGTGTTTTTCCCATGAAACCCTCCCAGCGCGGGAAGCCAAAGGCTCACCAGGATCTTCGCCCTTGACTCTCAGCCTCAGATCCTCAGCAACAAGGCCCACAACCTCTTCTGGGGCACCATTTGGTTCGAGATACCAAGTTGCGCGCCGAATCGGGAGCATCACAGCACGCAAAACTGACTTAACCTGTGAATCCTCCCGCCCCATCTTGGCGTAGACCTTTGCCGAATGAGGAAATTTTAGCCGCCAGTTATCCTCCCCCATCGCAGAATACCCAGAAGGCCGAGCAACACCGACTTCCTTAGCTACTGTCCCCATGAAACACCTCCTTAAAACTCAATTTCCGAAGCACGAATACCCGTCCCAGCAGCAGAAACAACATCTGCCGAACCAACAAAACGCTTCTTAGACTTCACATCGACAGAATCAGGGATAGAGAACTCTCGAAGCCCCCACAACGCCAAAGAAGCAGCTACAAGTGGGGCAACATTCCCCACAAACCTATTCAAGCTCCGATATGTTGCATTCCGGCGTTCTTCCGCAACCTCCCAGCACTCCAGCCAGCGAGGATTACCATCGTGAATGATCTTGCCTTCGCGAATCATAGAAAGAAGCAACTCATACGCCGCGGAAATCTTCCCGCCAGAAAGCTGCTCGGGCTCGATGCCATGCCTCTCTAAAGGGGAAATAAGCGTCCCCACAGGCCCTGATTTATCCATAAGGATTGCAAGGGGGTCATTTTCTTCAACTGTTCCGGCGACGGAAGCAACAACAGCATCAGAATCGAAGGATTCTTGATTACCCAAAGTCAAAAATGCGCGCCCATCTCCGAAAGCCACAGCCGCAGCCATAGCGATCTTTTCACCATCAGGAGTCGCATCAAGAGCGAGAACGCTATCACCAAGTGCGCCATGTGGAACCCCCTGCAATCGACTCCACTCTTCGGGCACTACGATGTAGCTCTTCTCGTCTTCCGCATTATCCCGCGGAACCCAGTTGCCAACGCCTAATGACTCGACAAGATACGCAGCTTTCAAAACCTCAGATGAACGAGCCGCATCAGAATCAGAACGAATATCCGCCAGCTGAGCACCAACGCCACGCAGAACTAGCGATGGATTCGATTGCTTCCACGCCTCTTCCGAAAAAATATCAACACTTTCGACATCGGCAGACCATTCCCGAAAAAGAACCCCACCAACGTTATCTATGCCCGCCCACCTTTTCGCCGAGAACACAGCACCATGCATATGTTGGGTTCGATCAACAGGTGAAGAGATAAAAATAGTATGGCTGTGCTCACGGGCACGCGTTGTTTTCGAAATTGCCGAATAAATCTGATTCGGGAGATTGAAACACTCGTCAAAAACAAGCAGCTCAATCGAAAGGCCACGTCCGGTTTTCTCAGTTCTAGTACGAAATCTGATTTTCGCACCATTGGGGAATTCAATCCCCTCTTTGCCATTAGTCTTAACTAGCCAAGGCCTTCCATCATGCTCACCTACCCACCATTCCATGAGATCATCGTTGCTTTCGATGACCTCCCAGAGTCGATCACGAGCCTCAATCGACGTATCAAGAAAGTGAGCGGTATGCAGGATCTCTTTTTCCCCAAAAAGATAAATCCCAGCAAGCTCACGTGCAATAAGAACCTCACCTTTGCCATTCTGCCGAGGAACCACGGCAACAGTCTCACGGTACCGCCACAAACCATCTTGGTCGGTGCGGCACATATCTCGAAGGAGGTTCTCCTGCCAAGGGAAAAGCGTCATCCCCGCCCACCGGCAGAACTCGACTGCGGCATCTCCACGAGTCGTATCACCAACAGCGCCTGTTCCAAGACGAGGTATCTGCGATCCGACAAGACGATCATCTACAACCGTGGACATGCTGCTTCACCCCCTATGCAAATTCATGCCAATCCGAACGAAGGTCTCTCTCGAGTCCGCTGTGGACGGCGTTCTCCGAAAAGATCAGGTCTGTCTTTAACCCATCCTCTCAGCTCTAAGGAAGCCTGACGCTCAACTTTCGCTGCGGGGTGTTCAATAAGCTCGCCAGATTCCTTCGCGGAGACGGGACCTTCTGATTCCAGTATCTTCTGGCATTGCTCACGCCGAATGATTAGAGCTGCAACTGCTTCTACAGCAGCGCGATCGAAGGTGTTGAGCTGTAGCCCTCCAGATAGGTCTTCTACAAGGCGAAGTGAGTGATCATGTTCATGTTTTTCTAAAAGCAAAACGACCTCCTAGCTGCTGAAACGTTGCTTCCGTTAAGTACATGGGAAATGTGAATAATTATTCGGGCTTATCAGGGAGAGAGAAGGCCGGACTGGGGACGAACGGGGCTGGGTCCGGCGTGGGAACGCTCCAAGATTTTTACCACCCCGGTCATTTCCAGATGAATGCTTCATTTTTTATTTCTGTTTTATTCATGGCTGGTGTCTTGGGGAGTGGTTGTGATGGGTGGCGTCCGGTTATTGCTGGGCGCGTGAAATCGCGTGAGCCGTCTCCTCGTTGTGAGTTGCATTTGAAGTGGAGGAGGCTGTCGGGTTGTTCTCCGTTACGCGCCCCGTGAGGGTTGTAATGGTCTGCTGCTAGCGGCAGACCATCCCAGTTTTGGGTTTTGTCTTTGTGCAGTGGAAGTCCGCACCAGTAGCAGGGTGTTCCGTCGCGTAGTGCCATGAGGAGGCGTTTGCGTGGGATTTCGTGGTTGTGATGTGTGTAGCCGCGTTGTCGTGCGCTTTTGGGTTTTGCGGGTTCGTACCATTGATATGCGGCTGTGAGTGATTCTGGGGGGCGCTGGTTTTTGCAGCGTTGGATCACTGTTTGTTTGCCGGGGTCAATGGTGATGATTTCCGCATTTGCTGCTTTGTATTCGGCTAGTTGCTTTGGTGTCGGCTTCGTGTGGATCAGCCAGATGTCGCAGGTGTCTGCGAGTTTGAGGGCTTGGCGGCGCATGGCTTCTCTGCCTGCGCGGACGAGCTGGATTGTCTCGTGGGTGTGCGTGTGGTTGTCGTCGGGTTGTCCGGTGATGAGGTTGGCAATGCGGTCGAAGTCGATGCGAATATCGCTTTGCTCGGCGTGTTGTATGAGGTAGGTGGTCTTGCCTGCGGCTGGTGGGCCGGTGATGACGCGCAGCATTCCTCACCTCCTTGGATACGTGTAAGGCCCTAATGCTTGTTCATCAGGGCCTTACACTTGCAATGCATACGGTTCACTATGTCGTACCCGGGGGAGGCAAGCGAACCTTAGATTTGTTGTTCTGTCGGTCTAGAGCTTTCCATTGATACGCTCCCCAGAATACAAACGTTGTAGAAAGTAGCACTGAGTAGATCACGGCTACTGCCACAGCCATGACCCATATGTGCCATGTCGCTGGTTCCCAGAGAACGGACACCGCACAGACGAGAGAAGCAACCACTACTAAGGGGAAGCTGAAGAATAAAAAGACGGATAACGGGAAGTGCGCGCCCTTGTCGAGGACTTCGCTCTTGTACGAGCCGGTAAGTGTTAGCACGGCTGTTGATGACAACGAAAGCGCTGAAACTATACCTCCGATAGTTGCGATATTGGTTAACGCCGCTTGCACCCTTTCTGGGCTTTCCGGTGTGCCGAATTTAATGATCACCCAAGCTATTGCAATTGCAGTGGAAACGGTGAAAACGGGAACAGTAACGGCTCTCATCTCGCGTGCCTCCGTTCCTGGTGTCGTTAGCTTATGCTGCGAAGGTGGAATAGATCTTCAATGTCTTGGACGCAAGCTTCGTGGATTGACTCCAACGCTGTGATGTACGAAATATTTTTTTCGTCTCCGCATTGTAGTTTCACCTTAGCTTTTCTGGTGATCCTCTGCTGTATTAGATCGATCTCAGTTATGTGTCCATTTTCTGAAAACGATTCAACGTAAGCCTTGTCTAGTTTATGGCTGCCGGCTTCAATTCCGCCTAGTTCTCCAAGTGACTCATCGAACCAGTGAAGAATTGACTTACGGTCAGATGGGATGCCTGCTTGGTTATCAATGGACACACTGATTGAGACTTTTATGCCACCGAGCTTCTGCCCTGTCACGTCTCCTAGGACTCGCGCGAGGAATGATGGGGCGTTTGAACTTACTCCGGCACCTATCCGTCCACTGATCTCCGCCTTTTTTAGGCCCTTAGATTTGTGTATCTGTTTTATACGATCTGGATCTACGACAGGTGTAGCTTTCCATGCAAATTCTGGGTCGTTTGGGTCTATTATCCTCTGTTCGTGGAACAGTTTATTAAGCCAGCCAGCGTATTTTGTGGCCTTCGTGGACGAAACAGATTCGGCTAAGACAGCGATGATGTTGCCGAACGGTAGGTGATATACAAACAAGTTGTCTACGGGTGTCCAATGTTTGTCCTGTGTCCGGACAGGCAGCTGTTTACCTGTATTGTCTTCTTCCTGATTTGGGACAAAATCTTTCTGTGATGACAGGATGAGGCCCACTGGGTATAAAATTGGATCAACTTGCAATCCATGCTTATTGCACCAATCTGCAATAGAAAGATATGTTATCGAAGTATGCGAGCGTATCGTTCCAGATAGTCTCTTCCCCTCGACGGGGAAAGGCTTGTTCTTGTCGATGAGTCTTCGGAAAAGAGAATCCCAGTCATACTCGTCAACTTCCTTTTCGTTGCGGGCGTCGACTAGCCGCCAGTATTGGATCGTACGGCTAATTGTCGTTTTCGATGTCATTTTGTTGTCGGTGCCTCATGTTTAATTAGCAGGTAGTTATCAGCTAATTAATTATCCACCAAGTTTGCCCAGTCATGGGTGGAAATCGAAAAGTTTCCAATTAAATACGCGTAAACCCCCATCACCATGAGGTGTGGGGGTTGTAGTTTTCGAGCGCATAGCAGCGTCGTCGCGTCGATTATATATTTTAATCTGTCAGTTGTCTACTCTCAATGTAGGCGGTGACGTTTCTGAGCTGGTAGGTTGCTCTGTTTCCTCGCTTTCGTGTGCTGATGTTTCCCCTGCTTGCCCATGTATAGAGGTCATCAACCGTGTGTTTGTGACCCATTTTCTTGAGCTGTGCGATGATGACGCTCCCGTATTGCCATGGCTCTTCTTTGCTGCGGAGCATATCGCCCAGGCTCACGGGCGCTATCAGCCGGTCGATGCGTTTAATGTGCATGTCCATCAGGTCTTGGAGATCATCCGCCCAATCGAGCTGGGCACAGTCGTACGCGTGCCAGCGGATCCACGCTGCCATACGAGCCCCGCTTTTGTGCATGATGGTGGTGGGTTGGATTTCCTCAATGGCGTTGCACACCATTTCGTAGAGTTCGATACACAGGTCGTGATCGAGGTTTAGCGCAGCGTCGTTTCCGGGTGTTTTTGATCCGAAAGCGCCCCCACCGGTTTTAATTTCCGGCGAGGGCATTGTCATGGTTTTTGTTTCTTCGAGTCGTATGAATCGGTAGAAGAGATCGGTTGCGGTTTTTCTTATTTGGAATTCATCTGCCATTGGATATTTCCCCCATGTTGTAAAGATGGAAAGTCACATCCAACCCTGAAATAACCTCCAGATCAGCTTCGATGATCTGTGCTGTGCCGTCACTGTGGTGGAGCGCGAATCTCCGTCTGACTGTTCTCCTCTTCTGTTCGGTGGGTGTCTTATGCCCGACTGCCGGGCGTTGTCTTAGCTGTCGGTTCATGACTCCTGGACTCCTTTTGTAATTCTTTGATCCGGTCGAACTCGGCTTCCATATCATGCGTTTTCTCCCACTGCCCATGATCAACTTTGATTGGATCACCGGTGGAGGTGAATGCGCGCTGGTGATCAGGTAAAAGGGTCAGCTGATCAGGGGCCATCCAGCGAGCAAACCCCAACCTAGGCAAGAGCACATACGCACCGTCTTCGTCAAAATCAAAAATGATCCCCTCAAACACATCCCCGCCGATACCTTTTCCACGCCCCCACATGCCCTTGCAGGATTCCCATTCCTCGGGGTCAAGATCGGAAAGCTTCACCTCGGACACCTCACGGGCCTCACGTGCTTCTTTCAACCTCTTCTCCGCCTCCTCGATGTGCACAGACATCGCCTCCATCTGCTCCCTTCGCGCTTCCTGCAATTGCTCGGCGAATTTAGCCAATTGCTTTAGCGTGTCTTTGATGGTCATTTTTTCTCTTTCCTTATCTGTGCTTTCACCGCGTTGATAAGTGCGGTCTGGGTGGTGTCTTTTTTCTCAAGTGCTTTAGCAACGTCTGCGTCGATGGTGTCGGATGTCTGAATGTGAATAATGCTCACGGGTTCGGTTTGTCCTTGGCGGAAGAGCCTCGCGTTGGTTTGTTCCACGAGTTCTAAGGACCAGGGGGTGGTGAGCCAGACCATGATGTGGCCTCCCGATTGGAGGTTGAGTCCATGCCCTGCAGACGCTGGGTGGATGAACCCGATGGGGATTTTTTGTTCGCACCAGTCAGCCATGTCTTGGCTGGTTGAGAGTTCTTTTCCTTGGGGGAATTTTGCTTCGAGTCTTTCTAGTTCATGTTTGAACCAGTAAGAAACGAGGATGGTGTTTCCTGATGCCTGCTCGACGATGTCAGCTAATGCGTCAAGCTTTTGATCGTGGATGTAGCGCACCCCGTCGTCTGTGTAGATGGCCCCTGAGGAGAGCTGCTGGAGTTTGTTGGAGAGTGTTCCGGCGGTTCCTGCGTCGATGGTGGCTGTGCCGATGGTGGTGACCATATCGTCGCGTAGCTGGTTGTAGATGGTTCTTTCTTTGGGGTTGAGGTGGACGTTTATTGTGGTTGTGGCTAGTGGTGGTAGGTCGAGGTAGTCGGTTGTTTTCATGGATACGGTGATGTCTTTGATGAGGTCGTAGATCTGTTTGTCTGCTCCTGGTCGGATTTTGTAGGAGTAGATTTGGGGGCCGTTTCGCTTGTCTGGGGTGAAGAATTTGTCCCTGTAGTGGGTGAGGTATTTTCCTAGTCGTTCTCCTCCGTCGATGAGGCGGAATGGGGCCCAGAGGTCTTCGAGACTGTTGGGGGCTGGGGTTCCTGTGAGGCCGATGATTCGGTTGATTTTTGGGAGTCGTGTTTTCAACGCTTTGAAACGTTGGGCTTTGTGGTTTTTGAAGCTGGAGAGTTCATCGATAACGACGGTGTCGAAGGGCCAATTATTGCCTAGCTCTTTAACAAGCCATGGGATGTTTTCTCGATTAATGATGTAGATGTCTGCGTCTGTGTTGAGGGCGTTTCGTCTGGTGGTGGGGTTTCCGATGATGATGCTGAGTCGGAGGTTTTTGAGGTGGTCCCATTTTTGTTGTTCGTTGGACCAGGTGTCTCTGGCGACTCTGAGTGGGGCGATGATGAGTGCTTTGGTGGTGGCGTATCGGTCGGTGATCAAGTTGTTGAGGGCTGTGAGGGTGATGATTGTTTTTCCCATTCCCATGCCGAGGAAGATTGCGGCTTGGGGGTGGGTTTCTATGAAGTTTGTTGCGAATCGTTGGTAGCTATGTGGTTTGTATTTCATGGATTGCGTCTCGGATTTGGTTGGTGTTGTTGATGTAGGTGGCGTGGAAGCCGAGTTTTTTGAGTTGGTTGATGCGGTGTTGTTGGAGTGGTCGTGGTTTTTTGCCGGGTGCTTTCAGTTCGATGAATCCGATTCGTCCGTTGGGTAGGAGGATGAGCCTGTCGGGGATTCCTGCGTGTCCTGGGGTGGTGAGTTTGAGTGCTATTCCGCCCATGTTTTTGACGTGTTGGGTGAGCTTTTTTTCGATGTGTTTTTCGTCCATGTGCGATGGCCTCTTTTTCTCTTCAGGACAACCTCGGTTGTTTTTCTGTTAGGTTGTGCGATTTAAGGGTTTTAAGGGTTATGGGGCTGTATGTCCCCTTAAATCGTCTTTTTATCTTTTCTTTGTATTTAGTTGTCCACTTGTCCTATTAGGTGTAGAAAATAGGCTTTTACTTGGGGTTTTATTGGTGGACAACTTGTTGGACAAGCGGGACAACTGGGACAACCTCAATCACCCGATTTTGTGACCTAGGTCATTAGCAATTAGTGGCGGCCTCGCCTGTGGGAGGTTGTCCCAACCTAGTTGTCCCGCCTAAAACGGCGGCTCGTCACTAACAATAAACCGGTAGACGCGCTGCCTCCCATACGGCGGCACGACGCGCCGTTCCGGCATCCTCTCCCACATGGGGAGCTTCTGCATAATCGCCGCAATCGCATAAGAATCAGCAGGCTTCATATCCGATGGGTCACGCCCAAAACACTCAGCCCAGATCTCCGCGTTCGACACGAAACCACGCCGATCCCCCGAAGCGGCGCCACCGACACCAACGAAATCACCGTCAGCACCCGACAGGTAAGCGCGTCGCTCACGAGTCCCCATCCCCCACCAACCATCCGGCAGCGGGGTGTCCAAGTACTCCTCAACCAGCCCGGCGCGCTCATCTGATTCAATGGCGGCGTCCTGCTGCTGGCGGGCTGCCTCAGCAACCACACCAGTCAGGTGCAGTTGCTCACCCGAGCGGAACCGAAACAGGGCCTCCGCCCAAATCTGATCCACTGTAGACGTATCAAGCTCCCACGACTTCTTCGGGGACTCGCCCGTGATCTTCGCCGGCCAGAAGCGCCGCCCACCAGTGTTGTCCCGCAAGAAGCCATTCTCGGCGTTCGTCGAACCGACGATGATGCACTGCCGTGGGTGCGACTCGACGGTTCGTCCGTAGGCGGCACGGAACTTGTCATCTGTTCGCGACAAGAAACCCTTGACGGTTTCCACATCCATCTTCCGCATACCGGCGAGTTCTCCAAGCTCTAGAATCCAGTACCCTTGGAGCTTTTCAGCACCGGTCTTGTCCCGCATGTCTGTCAGTGACAGCGCATCAGAAAACCACGCCCCGGCGAGCTTCGCGAAGAGCGTGGACTTGCCTGTGCCCTGCGGGCCGTTGAGGATGAGCACCGTGTCGAACTTCGTCCCGGGGTGGAAAACACGAGCTACTGCTGCGGTGAAGGTTTTCCGCGTGATCGCTTTGATGTAATCGGTGTTGTCCGCCCCTAGATAGTCGATCAGTAGCGTGTCGAGGCGGGGCTGTTGATCCCACTTGGGTAACGCGGTGAGGTAGTCCCTGATGGGGTGATAGCACCGTGACGCGGCGGCGATCTGCAGCGCCTCCGCTGTTTTTGTCCCTGAGTACAGGCCGAAGGCTTTTTCCAGGTAGAGCTTCAGCTGGGCGACATCAGCGTCCGACCAGCCTGCTTTTGTTTGCACCCATGGGAGCTTGGCGTCATCGTCTACGCAGATACTTTCAGATAGCAAGTTGTATTTGATGGGCTGTAGTAGTGGGTCGTAGGTGAGAATTTTTGTAAGGTTTTCGAGGGTGTCGTCGTATTCTCCGGAGTTTTTTCTCGTGAGGCCAGCTGTGGTGCGCCAGCTTTCCTTTTGCTTCTGCGTCTCTGGTTCCGTGGTGTGATCATCGGTGTTTCCTTGGTCTAGGAGGTCGCCGAAGTCTTCGGCGGCTTTTTGGTCGGCTTCCCTGTCGAGGAGAGCTTTGACGTCGTGGTCTTCCCTCGCGAGCTCGAGCATCGCCTTGTATGAGGGGAGTTTGTGGGTTGGGGTTCCGTGCTTAGCGTCGTCGTCCCATGTTCCGAATTTGTGTAGGCGGATGAGGTCGAAGGCGTTGACGAGTTGCCCGCCGGCGGGGTCAGTTCCGTGGTGGCTGTAGGAGAAGTTGTCGTTTCCGTAGGTGACAACACCGGATGTTGATTCACCTGGTGTGTAGGTGTAGCGCCCTTGTGTGGCGGTCGGTGTGTATGTCTCTGGGAGGAATACTTCGATGGCTTTACTGATTGGGTAGGTTCTGCAGAATGCTCCCACGAGCCCGGGTTTAGTTAGCGGGTCGGCTTGTTTATCGGCTCGCGTTTTGAGGTGTTCGGCTTGTCTGGAGGATGTTGGCCATGTGGACATGTCCCGCCAGTTGTCGTAGCGTGCGAGTACCTCATCTGGGTTTATCCACGGACCGGTGTTGGTTTTGTGCAGCGGCTCAACATCGACAGGGTGGGTGGGCCAGTACATCAGCCGGTGGGCTTCGTAGGTGGTGTCGTCGAAGGCATCGATGCCGATGTCCGCGGCAAGACGCCGGCATATCGCCGTGTACTCGTCCGCGGTGACATCGCGTGTGAGCGGGGCGATGATGCGGAAGCGGGGTAGGTCAGCGGTGTGGGAGTGGGTTGAGTAGAGCACCCACTCATATGGGAGCGTGGTGGGTAGCTCTGTCAGCGTTTGGTGTGTGGGGGTATCGGCATCGAGGGCTATGAGGCTTCGGGTGAGGATATTGTTTTTGCGTCGACGACCGTTGGCGAGGTGTCCGCCGACGAACCCGCCGAAGTCTTTTTCGTCGTCGCGTTGGGTTTTAGGAAGCGCCTGGTATTCCGCTGCTGTTTTTGTGCCTGGGCGGCTGTTGTTGAGGCGTTGTTTGAGGGTGGGCCAGTCGGTGAGCTGGTTGTCCCAGAGCATGGCGAGTCGTGATCCGGCTGTGGATATTTTTAGTTCTCGGTTCATTGCTGAGCTCCTCCTTTCGTCAGTCTTTTTGGTAGAAAGGGCATTCATAGCCATCCGCTGTCAACGGGATCCCAGAAGCCCACTCGGGGGCTTGCTCCATCAGCCGACACACCACATCAACTGGTGTCGTGGAATCGGCTTCGATGACGGCTTCGTCGTGGATGTGCATGACGATGGCGTGTCCCGCTTTTTCTAAGGTTGTGAGGGCGTGAGCCAGTAGATCTCGGGCGACCGCTTGGGTGATGTTCTCAACGAGCTTGCCACCGTAGGTTTCTTGTTTGACGAATTTTCGATTGATTCCAACGCCGTGGAAGGTAATCGTGTCATTACCGAACCTGTTTATTCCGATGCCAGCTTTGGGGTACACCAAGGATCTTCCAGATGGGAGGGTGATAAGGAGCATTCCTCCGTCGATTCGCATAGTGATGCTACGAACGGTAGAGGGTTCCCCCGTTGTGATGGTGTGCTTTGCGGCTTCGTCGATGGCATACCAGTAGGCAACGATTTTGTGGTTAGCGGATCGCCATTTGTCGACGATGGTGCGCATTTCGTCTTCGGTGAAACCCAATTGTTCACCACCCATGGTTTTAATGGCGCCTACGCCGCCTTGATATCCGCAGGCGAGGACCGCGATTTTTCCTTTTTGGCGCAAGTCCGCGTTTTGGCCATTCTTTTCGACGGGTACACCGAACATTTGGGCAGCGGTAGCACAGTAGAGGTCTTTGCCATCGATAAAAGCTTGGATAGTGGTGTCTTGGCCTGCTAGCCATGCCAACACGCGGGCTTCGATGGCCGAGTAGTCGGCGACAATGAACTTTTTCCCCTCGGCGGGGATGAACGCAGTGCGAATCAGCTGGCTGAGGGTATCTGGAACCGAGTCGAATAAAAGTTCAAGGAGGTTGTGGTGCTCTCCACGTATGAGCTCACGGGCCCCAGCTAAATCTTGGATGTAATTTCTGGGAAGGTTTTGGACTTGGACAAGCCTGCCAGCCCACCTCCCCGTTCGTCCCGCACCGTAAAACTGGAGAAGCCCATGGGCTCGGCTAGTGGCTGGTATCGCACATTGTTGCATGGCTTGGTACTTTTTCACGGAGCTTCTGGACATGTCTTGGCGTAGCTCGAGGACACGGCGTGTGGATCCTGTGGCTGTTTTTAGTGCAGCTTGGACGTGCTCTTTAGCCATGGATTCGATAGGGCATCCGTTGACGTTCAACCAGTTTTGTAGCTGCGTTGGAGAGCCAGGGTTTTCGAGTCCGGTGAGTTCTTGGGCTTCGTCGACGCAATGTTCGCGGTAGACGTCGTCGACGGTGATGGCGTGAGCTGCGAGATCGAGGTCAATACGGATGCCGTTGTCGTTGATTCGTTGATCTGTAGCGTATTGATCCCACACCCAGTCTGGGAGGGGAAACCGCTCGAGTTTTGTGCGCATTTCTTGCTCGGTTTCCACGTCACGACGGTTGTATTCGATGAAGTCCACCCAGCGTTCAGGGGCTGTTTGTGGGTGGTTCCGATGGGTCATACCTGAGGCGTCGAACAATACCGGGGCGGCGACCTCTCGTGGTTTTGTCGGTAAGCAAAAATACTGGATAAGACTTTTACCTTCGGATATTTTTTGGGCTTTCAGGCTGAGAACTTTCGCAGCTTGGTCCAGTGACATCGGCAGTCCGATGGAGGCACACCACACCATGGTGCATCGCCAACCGCCTGGGTCAATGAACTCTTCTTTCGGTAGTAAGCTTTGCTGCTGTAACCATCGGGATAGGCAGACTCGTTCGAATTGGGCATTGAACGCATATTTCGTCACCGAAGGGTCCGTGAGCGCTGAAATAATATCGGCGGGTACGGTCTCGCCGGTGGCGATTGACACCACGGTGACGGGGCTGTCATCGACGGAGTAAGCGAAGAGAAGAATTTCGAAATCGTCTGCTGCCGCATATTTATAAGCGCCTCCTTTGGCGATGTTGGCGGAGCTGAAGGTTTCAATGTCGATAGAGAGCGTTCGCATGATTCAGTCGGTCTTTCTAATAAATATTTTGTTAAAAAGTAGGGCGCCCTCTTGATAAATAGGTGGGGCGCGTAACCTATCAGTGCGGTTTAGTCAAGAAATGACGGGGACCCGAAACCACCGGTACTACTCGCGCCGAACTCGGAGGCCGCAGTAGGAGCAATATCACCAAAGTCATCCTCAGCAGTCGCACCGCCCGACAACGGGTCGCCGTCTCGAAGCTTCAAAACATTGCCGAGACCAGCCCCCACGCCCTTGTTGCCGTTGGTGGAGTAAGCGAAGAACTCGAGGGTTACCAGACCATAGGCTCCCGAGTACACATCCCCAGCCTGCGCTGGGATAGCCTTACCACCGGATAGCTTGAGCAATTGCGGCTGACGATCGACATTTGCGTTGGCGTTGATGAAATAGTGGCCAGCGTAAACGGGGTCGTCGCGTTCGATGTCACCATCACGCAAAGGGAGCTTCAAGGCGCCACGTGGCGGGATTTTTCCACCGAATTTTCCGATGCCGTCTTGTAGCGCGTTTTCTACGGCCTGCTCGACCAGCTGCAGGGTTTCGGTATCCGTCTTGGGAATAAGGACGGCCATTCCGTAGGTTTCTTTTCCGGACTCCTTGTTGACTCTCGGGGTATCGACATGAACATAGGAGAAACGAGCCTCGCCGGTGCGGACACGACGAGCGGACATCAACTTAGCGTTGGACATGATAAAAAGGTTTCCTTTCTCGGAAATACAAAAGGTAAGTAATTGTTTTTGGGAAGTGTTTTCGCCCCGTCAGGGAGGTTTCTTCACTCTGAAACAGAGCATGAAATCAACAGACTTTTCTCAACAGTCGGTTACGCAACATCCGCAAAATCATCGGCGGCACTGTGGGAGGCAATCTCAGGGCGATGATCAGCAACCGGAACCAGCGTGGGCTTACCCTCCGCCTTATGAACAAGGCCACCGAGGACCTCGTTGAAGGTGTTTTTGCCCATCAGTTTCTCCATTTTGGACAAGCTGATTAGCTTCCGGTCATAGATATCGGTGTATCCGGCGGTTGCCGCAGCCGTCGCAACCGCATCAGGATCCGTGTATTTTCGTGCTGAACGGCCAGCGACTAGCTTGAAGCCCGGCCAGACGCGTCCATTCCCCACCGCCTGATCAGTGGTGAAGCGCTCCACGTCCGCGATCCACGCCTTCACCTTCGGAGCCAACGTCAGTACCTCCGCAATCTCCTCATCGGATAGCTCGGTCGCATCGGCAAATTCAAATTTGGCGATAACGAGGTTCTCTTCGGCACGCTGCCGGCAGGTCGCTTTGATCTTGCAGAACTGGCACCACTCCCCTGCCTTGAACTCCCCCTCTCCTGCCGCGGCAAGTTTTGCGATCGGGGCAACGGTGTTCTCCGCCCAGTCGAGAAGGTCAGTGACTGACATGGAGAACATGCTGATGTTGTCTCGCCGCGGCTGATAAATAACCATTTCGATGGTGGTGAAATCAAAAATGAAGTCGAACGCTTTCAACGCCCCCAGCGCGTAGAGCTTCATCTGCGGATTATCCCAACTGTCGACGAGAACACCGGCCCCGTATTTAAAATCGATAACGGTGAGGGTGTCACCGTGGGCGATAAGGCAGTCGCCAGTGCCGAATCCCTCTGGAACAGTCTCGGAGAAGTCCAGACGTTGCTCTAGGAAGATCAGCGAGGATGGGTCTTCAGCTTGGGCTTGCCTCCACCTAGTCAGCACATAGTCCGCGTAGGCGTCGGTGTAGTCTTCCATGTCATCGTCGTTGTATTTAGACACGGGGCGCTGCGAGCGTTGGTTGAGACCCTTTCGGATTTTGTGTTCACCAAGGGCATGTGCGGCTGTACCTTCTTCAGCTGCTGTGGAAGTTGACTCCGCAAGGTTTTCCTCAAGTGTGGCGCTCGGCGGGCAATTGAGCCACCGGTGGGCACCCGAAGCGGATAGCACCGCATGCGCACGCTCCTCCGGTTCGGATTGTGGGGCTTCCTCCTCGGCTTTTTCAGCGGCTTTGGTTGCGGTTTCTGTGCCGTCGGCTTCAATGGTTTGGGGGTATTCGGTGGGTGTCCCGTCCCAGCTGATACCGAATGAGTGGACAGAGCTGAAGTTGATTCGGGATGGCCCTTCGTCTGTGGTTTCTAGTGGGACGCTTTTCTTGTTGAGGTCACCGGTTATTTTCCAGACGCGCCCTTGTCTATCTTTGACGTGGGTGAGGCCATATTCAGCGATGGTGGTTTTGAGGGCCTTGATTTCGTCGGGTTGTTCGAAGTCGATGTCTTTGGCATATATTTTGGGGTCATAGTTGAGGTGTTCCATTAGGCGTTTTCTTTCACGGTGTTGATGAAGTCCGCGATCTTTTCGGTTGGGAGCTGGGATAATTTTTCTGCACCGAATTTCTGCAGGATGCTTTGCACAGTTTGGGAGAACCGCTGCTGGTCTTCGATGTTGGTGAGACTTCGGGCGATGTCGGTTACTTCGGCTTTGGCATCGTCATGAGTGTAGGTTTTTGCTACTACTGGGGCGGGTGCTTCAGCTGGTTTAGGTGCGGCTTCTGGCTCTGGCTCAGGTGTGTCAGTGTTTTCCGGCTTCGTTGGCGACTGCTGGGGTTGTTCTTCCGGTGCTGCTTCTGGTTGTGTGCTGAGCAGATTAACGAGGTCAGCTTCGATCATGCCGGCGGCGTGGGCGGCTTCGATGAGGCCTTCGCGTACTTTTTTGAAGGCGAGTCGGGCAGCGTTGAGGTGGTCGAGTTGGTGCATTGTATGCCTTTTCTAGGTTGTGGATGGTGAGAGGCCTGTATTTTTCCCTTGTGCGGGGTTTGGTTTTGCGGTGGGTCTTTGTTGAGCAATGTTTTTCTTTCATTGGGGTATTTTTAAGCCCCTGACTAGTGTCAGGGGCTTAACTGTTGGGTGACTTTAGACATGGGCCATGTTTTGTCACTGTGACTTTAATTTTGGGTATGGTGATCCCCGAGCAGCGCATCAATCTTGCTTTTGATATACACGCGAGGATTCTCAAAATTCAGCATCGCAGCCTGAATCCCTGCTGGGAGTCGCCCCTCACGGGCACGCTGCTGGAAGGTGGATTTTTTAATGCCGCATAGGGCGGCGGTTTCTGCCTCGGTATAGGTCAGCGGCTTAGCCAGTTCTCCCACCATGGCGGGATGTAGGTTAGACTTCATGGTGATCTCCTTTCGAAAGATCAAATGCCCCCGCCGTCTGGTATCAGCAGGCGACGGGGGCTTAAATGCTTTTAGTAGGTAGTGGAATTGCTTTTTATGGCAAACCCAGCAGAACTCCTCTACAACCTGTTTTCACAATGGAATAACTCTTCTTCAACCCCTTATCTTCAGCGTGAAGATGATGCTTCGCTAACAAACCACAGGCTGGCAGTTAAATACCTCGGCGAGATCGATTTGATGCTTAAAGCCATGGAAAATGAAGGGGCTCGAACTAGAAGCTTCCGTAACATGTATCCGCGATGGGTACAAACAGTTTTTGTCTACCCAAACCACTGGAGGGACGCTAATTACGGCGCAATCAGCGACCATTCTCTAGACGTACTCGAATCACTCATTGGATACTTTGACAGCTATGTGACCCAGATTGACGAACAAAAATTTGAAGACCTCAAAAAATACCTCGACCGCGTTGAAGAAGAGCTACTCAAGGACGATTCGCTAGATGCAAGTGTTAAAGCATCCGCTCAAGCACTTATCCAGAATGTGCGAACAGTCATGGACAACTACGCTGTACGCGGAGACTTCGAATTCGAACAATGCCTCAACAACCTGCTAGGCAACTTGGCGATTATCACGATCCGAAGTCAACGAAAAGATACGTGGAAAAAGATTCTTGATGACTTCATATTCCCTTACACCGTCAACAACCTGCCAGGTACTGAACTAGTTACAGGCGGAATCATCAACGCCATTACTTCTTAGCCATCCCCGCAGCGATCCCCTTTTCTATAACTTCGTCAATGGCCTGATCAATCACCAGGCCACTTGGCCGACCACTGAGGATTTCCTGCCTAATGTTGTGAAGCGTTGCATTAGTGACCATATATTCGACCATTGAGGCACCGTCTGGGGCTAGTCCCATATTCTTACCCTCCATTAATTCTCATGTGTTTGCTGAATACGTGGGATGCGGGCTCAGCTACCGGCACTGGAAGGTTCGCCGGTCATAGCAAGCCTTTTACTGGCCAAAATGACGGTAAAACCAGTATTCACATCCCAAGTGTTCCACCGAGGTCGTGAACCTCGAAAACCACCTACAGGGCGGATGGAACAGGATTTATACATGCGCCAGCCGTTACCTCAACCCTGGGCGCTACCCCAGGACTGGTTCCATCGTCACCCACCGCAGCACACCAATACATGTGCTTGTATAACGGCGTAGTGGGTGCAAATATCACACCGGCGCGTTTCACTATTGAGTTCTCAAATAACACATCCATCCAGGTTTTGGCACCGTGACAGAAAACAATGGGACAACTTACGTCCCCGCGCCCATCCACGGACTCGAACCGCAGTGTCTGCCAGTTGGGCTACTGATAATTAAGCTGCATCCCCAAAACATCCCGGGAGGTCTGGGACCGCCGGTTCAGACAACCCCATGTCGTGGTAAATATCCCTAATCCGGTATTCAGCTTTTGCCAGGTCAGCATCAACTTCTTCTGCCAACCCACAAACCTGATCAACTGCTTGGGAAAGTTTCTGGACTGTGAACAAAAGCCAGATAACAACACCCCCAAGAAAGAGGACTAGAGCAAACAGAAAGGTCATAGTGAAAGCATCAAGAAACATTCTCAGGTCCTTTATTCAGCTGGATTCTTCTAGGATTTCCGCTACGAAATCCTTTACTTACAGCCCCTCACTGAGGGGTTCTTTTCTTGTTTCACCTTCAGCCGCACCCAGCATGTGCTTCACTTCTACCAGGGGACATTTCCCCAGAAAGAGAGGTGATTTTTATGTTGCTTATCCACTGCTCTGAGCTTGAAGCAATCCGTGCGGATGAAGCTGATAATGCGGAGCTGGTTGAAACGCTTCGCCGTGGAGAATTCCCCGGTTTAGTGTGCGTCCAAACTCTCAAGCGGAAGCTCTATTTGAACCTGAGTGAGAACGTCCCGTTTGTTGTCGAGTTCCGCGATGACTCTCAAGATGTTGGAACTGCTAGAGGTTCTAGGGTTCAAAGTCTTGCCGATGTTGAGTTCTAGGCCGAACGCTGCTGCTATTCGATGACACAGCGCTAGCGCAATTAGCCTGCTGTCATCGTCTAGCTTCTCGAGAGCCTGATCTACCCTTTCCCCATCAGAAATCTTGTGACTCAAAAACTGAAGAACTCCGACAAGATTCACCGTTTTATGCGGAATTCGGCCAAAAAGTGATTCCATATCGTTGGCGCTCATTGTTTTTCTCCTTATATATGTGAGTTCTTCTACGCGGCGTAGTATTGGTTCCAAACCTGCTCCATGAGTGGACGGTCAGCTTCCGTGTAGGCGCAGACGTTCCGTATCTGCCCATTGGGTAAATTCAGCGGGTATTTCCCTGGATCTTCGCCGTGTTCTAGGGTGTATGCGGCTTTTACTCGCTTACCGAAAACGCTGGCTACAGATTTGCGTTTCTTATCCGAAAGGCCTTTTTCTTTTAGGAAGTCGGCCGTATATAGAAGCTGGTTAGCGGTGTTTAGCTCCGGCGCTTCACCCAAGCCGCGGGCGAGGATGATGCGGGCTTTTGCTTCTAGATGGTCCTGTTGGATGAGGCCTTTAGCTGCTTGGCAGAGCTCTATTTGGGAGCGGGCCTGGAAAATTAATGCATTGATCTGATGTTCTGTGGCGCGGGGGTTGATCGCTCCACCTTTTGCCCAGTACGACTCGATTACGTCCGCGATCTCTTGCTGGTAGGCCACGACTAGTGGGCGGGCTTCTTCGCTGACACGGTTCTCGTCGATGGTGGCAAGCCACATCGTCAAAGTCCGAAGATCGATCAGATTCGTTTCCTGCGGTCCGCCATTTGAGGGGATGGTCATCTTGACCATGCCTGCCCACGACTTTGAGGATAGGCGGCGGGCCTGGCTGCGGTAATCCATTCCGATGGATTCAACGAGCGGGCGGAACACTACGTGTGGCTTGCCACCAATTTCGACAGACTGCACCTGTTGCCCGTGAAAAGGGATAATGGCTAATTGATTAGACATGGTATAGTCTCCTTGTTGAATAGTTTTTTTGAATTTGCCTCGCGTCTCTAGCGCGGGGCTTTTCTTATGCCGCGATTGCCGCGTCGTTTTCGACCACTAGCAATCGGGCGGGATTCGCCCCTAGCGCGACGAGCGCATTGAGGACTGCGATGGTTGGTTTTCTTGAAGTGGTGGCGGTTGACCAGGTTTTTCGCGATAAGTCTGTTCGTTCTGCAAGTAAGGTGTTTGAGGCGAGATTGTTTAAACGTTTTACGCGGTCAATTTCGTTTAGATTGAGTAGCAACATTCCCATTTCCTCCTTTCGTGTTGCTGTTATGTAACTCAATTTACACAGATGGGAACTTCCCGGCAATACCCATGTAACAAATAGTTCGCAAAAGGGGGTAGTTTGGTTACAGTTTGTCACGCTAGATGGCTATTTAGTGAGTAAAAAGTTACTCACTGTGCTAGGGTTTAAGCCATGGACATAAAACAATGGCTAAGCGAAAACGCGCACCGACGCGTCACCGACAGCGAAGTCGCCGAAATTCTCGGAGTAACCAGAAAAACCGTGAACACCCGACTTAATGCTGGAACCCTCACCGCAGATGACCTCCTACTAATCTGTGAACGCCTAGGCATCAACCGCACACTCGCACTGGTCGAACTCGAGCGACTCCCCCACTCAGATGTTCTCGAATATCTAGACAGCGACGGAGCCCTCCTAGCCACCGCAGAAGACGGAGACCTAGCGATAGAACTCGCTCGCAGACTAAACCCGGCCACCAAGGCGCACGAGATCGACGAACTTGCAGCTAGGCGCCGTCGTAGCACCCCCGCTACTCCCCCGAGTGTCAAACCCCTAAGCGATGATGACGGCACCATCATGGATTGGGACGAAAGCCTGCCACACGCGGCAGACTCCAGCCCAGACGAAACAGAAGAACGGCTAAGGAGAGGCGAGAGCCCAGTTGACTAAGAGGTAAAAGACTTTTACAAAAGCCTGGTCACAACACCTTTCCTAATTAGAAAGAGATTCACCTAACCAGGCACTTTCAAACAGGTTTTGAAACCCGCACTTCACTTAGACCAACAGAAAACGGTAAGGTAATGAACCATGACAATCATGAACCCCAGCCGCAAACGCCGGGCGTTCCTTACGGGCCTCGGCAGCCTCATGGACCTCAGCGGCCAAACGACGTACAGGCAAGCCCAGAAACTCCTGCCACCAGCAGCCAGAACCAATATCAACCAGCAGCTCCTCCGAGCTTCAGCGCAGACGAGCTTAGAGAAAACCCAATTCTCCTAGCTCAGGTCACCGCCTACCTGCAGGAAAATCACCTCCATCTACCTCTCCTCACTCCCGACCTAGACGAAATGACCCGGATGAGGAAGGACACCCCTGAGCTTTACCAGGCCTACGTCAAAGCCATCAACGCCCAAATCGACGCAGACCATAAAGCCCGCACGCTGCCCTACGTCGAACCTGGAACCATCGCCAAGCGCGGTCAAATATTCGGTCTCATAGCAGTAGTTGCGGTGTTGGGCTTCTGCGCCTACCTTGCATTCCTCGGACATGTGATCAGCGCCAGCATCATCGCGGCATTCGACCTTGTTGCACTCGCAAGCGTCTTCGCAAGTGGAAAGGACGAAAAGCAAGACGAACGGAAGCAAAGTGTCCATGATTGATGCCCTCATCGACGCCGCCGAAGCCCGCGGCTACCGCATCCGCTGGCACCGCGGTGGACCAAAAGCAGCCTGGCTACCCCACACCCACACCATCAGCGTGAGGGTGGGCATGGACGATGTGCAGACCCTATGCTCACTAGCACACGAGCTCGGACACGCACACCACAATGACCCTCCAGGGCACACCGGATTCCGGGAGCAGCGAGCCAACCGCTTCGCAGCCCAGCTCCTCATCTCCCCCGTTGAGTACGCCACAGCAGAGACGATCTACGGCCCGCACCCAGCACGCCTAGCCCACGAGCTCGGCGTCACCGTCGAAATCATCGAAGCCTGGCAACAGCTACCACAACAAGTCTCAGCATGATCTGAACACAACGGTAACATCACCCCAAAAACTACCCGGAAAACATTAGAAGATATGGCTGATCAAGCCATGAAGGAATGTCTGTATAGGTAAATAACATAAAAAGCCTCTTTGCTCGATCGACGCCAATCAACCCAAACAAAGAGGCAAAGCCACCAATTATCAAAATCACTGACTTAGGGAGAAGTCTATCTCATGCCGCAAAAACGCACAGACAAAAACGGAAAAACACGCTGGATCGGACGATACCGCGACAAAAACAAAAAAGAATACACACGATCATTCCCCACACGACGCGAAGCCAAACAATGGGAAGACGAACGAAAAACCCAAGTCACAAAAGGCACACACGTCACCCCACAACGGGAAAAAACCACCATCCTAGAAATGTACGACGCATGGACAACACGAGACCTCTCCGACGGAACCCTCCTGTCCTACGCCCAAACCAGACGCGAACTACAAGACTCAATCGGCGCAGCCCAAGCCATCCACACCACCGTCACAGACATCAACAAATGGCACCTCCAACTCATCAACGGCCGCCCATGGATGGACAACAAAACCCTGGCACGAACAACAGCCCGCGAACACATGGTCAGGCTCTCTAGCGCATTCAACTTCGCAATCCGCGAAGGGTGGCTCTACCGCAACCCCGTCATGGTCCCACCCGCAGCCACAACAACCGCAGTAAAAGCAAAAGAAATCCCCACCCTCGACGAAATCCAAAGCCTAATTACACAGGTAGAAACCGGCGGATCCATATACCAAGGCTATTCAGTTCGACGAGGCAAAAGCGTACCCGACACATTCACCTCCCAACCAGCCCCAGTCGTTGCCGACATGATGCGGCTTGGCGTCGGCAGCGGGCTGCGAATAAGCGAAGTGTGTGGGTTAATCGTTAGCGACATCAACGTCTGCGCACGCGAACTTCATGTCACGGCCCAGATTCACCGTGAAGGTAAGCGGCGCGTGGCGTTGAAAACAAAGGCTTCCGAACGTGTCGTGCCCCTGGCAGATGATGCGCTGGAATTACTGGGAAAATATACCAAAGGTAAGGACCCTGATGATTGGGTTTTCGCGACCAAATGCGGGACTCCGTATCGGGCTTCATCGTTGGGTGGGGCGATTCGTCATGCTTCGCGTCATTTGGGGGTTGAGTGGACGTTTCACTCATTGAGGCATTTGTATGCTTCGCGTCTTATTGCCGCGGGTGTGCCTGTGAATGTGGTGCAGAAGTTGATGGGGCACGCAAGCGCGACGGTAACGCTGGACACGTACACACATCTGTGGCCTAAGGCTGATGATGTGGCACGGTCAGCGATTGCGGGCGCGGTTGCGGCGTGCGGGCAAAATGCGGGCAAAGGTGGTGTTTAGAGGGTGTTTTAGCTGCGTTTTTGCAGGTCAGGCTAAGCCAATTCCACGATCTCCATGTAGGTCTCGCTCCATAGGTCTTCGTCTCCGTCAGGAAGCACTATGACGCGTTCGGGTTCTAGGGCTCGCACCGCTCCAGGGTCGTGAGTCACAAGCACCACAGCGCCTTTATAGGTTCGGAGTGCGTCAAGTACTTGTTCACGGGAAACCGGGTCAAGGTTGTTCGTTGGCTCGTCGAGAAGCAAGACGTTTGCACGCGAAGAAACCAAGGCTGCCAGCGCCAATCGTGTCTTCTCACCACCTGATAGCGTCCCAGCAGGCTGATCGAGCTGCTCACCGGTAAACATGAAGGCACCGAGGAGACCGCGGAGGTCTTGTTCGCCGGCTTCTGGGCAAGCATCGATAGTGTTCTGCCAGACAGATTTTTGTGGATCGATGGTGTCATGTTCCTGGGCAAAATAGCCGATTTTCAAGCCATGTCCGGAAACGATTCCGCCTTCACCATCCGTTCTTTCAACACCTGCAAGAAGCTTCAGAAGAGTCGTCTTACCAGCACCGTTGAATCCTAGGACCACTACTCGGGATCCTTTATCAATGGCCAGGTCCACGCCAGCAAATACTTCCAAAGAACCGTACATCTTGGTCAACCCGGTCGCATTCAGAGGGGTTTTCCCGCAAGGTGCTGGCTCGGGGAAAGAGATGTTAGCTACTCGGTCTGCAATGCGGATCTCATCAAGGTTGCCCATCATTTTTTCGGCGCGTGCCAGCATCTGTTTAGCAGCGGCAGCTTTGGTGGCTTTCGCCCCAAGTCGAGCGGCTTGATCCTTCAACGCGGCGGCTTTCTTCTCCGCGTTGGCCCGCTCACGACGGCGACGGGCCTCGTCAGTGGCTCGCGCATCTTTGTACTTAGAAAAGCTCATGTTGTAGATGTCGGCTTCGCCGCGCACAGCATCAAGGAACCAGACTTTATTACAGACCGCATCAAGCAGTTCTACATCGTGTGAAATCATGATGAGGCCACCCTCGTGCTTGCTCAAAAAATCGCGCAGCCACGTAATGGAATCGGCATCAAGGTGGTTCGTTGGCTCGTCGAGAAGCAATGTCGTGCTTGATTTTCCAGAGCCTGCCGACGCCGCGAAAAGGATTTGCGCCAGCTCTACCCTACGGCGTTGTCCGCCAGAAAGCGTCTTGAGTGGTTGGTCAAGGATCCGTGCGGGAAGACCCAAGTTATCGCAGATGCGAGCTGCTTCAGCAGCTGCCTCATAACCGCCAAGCGCATGATAGCGTTCCTCAAGCCGCGAATACTTGCGAATAGCGGCATCGCGCTTTTTATCATCCGTTGTGGTCTCCATGATTTCTTGCTGGCGTTCCATGGAGGTTTTGATTTGATCTAATCCACGCGCAGAAAGAACACGGTCGCGCGCGGATTGATCGATATTCCCCTCTCGCGAATCTTGCGGAAGATAACCAATGTCACCACTACGAGTCACTACGCCGGCATAGGGCTCAGTCTCCCCTGCCAAAATTCGCATCGTAGTAGTTTTGCCGGCACCGTTGCGGCCAACAAGTCCAATTCGATCTCCCGGCTGTACACGAAGATGCTGGCCAGGAGCATTCAGGAGGGTTCTTGCCCCTACACGGACTTCAAAATCATTGGTCACAATCAC